GTCGACTTCATCAATTCGCAGCGCGAGGAAGGGGAGGCTGTTCTTGACCATGCCGACCTGATGAAGAAGGTGCCTAAGGTGCTGAAAAAAGATGCCGGAAGATTTTCCGACATCTACCTCGACTCAATGAATCGTCGCCAGAAGTGCTACCGCTTCCCGAAGCGGGAGGCGTGCTTGATGGCGATGTCCTACAGCTACGAGCTGCAGGCCAAGGTGTTCGATCGGATGACGGCTCTGGAGGAACGCGCAAGAGCGCAGTTCGTACCGAACAACTCAAAGATCGTCGGCGAGCTGGCCATCCTCGAGTGCTTCGATCGACTGCTCAAGCCGGCGCCGTCCAGCAAAATGCTGATGCTGGCCAAGATCGCCCAAAGCAATGGGCTCGATGCCAATTTCCTGCCGGGCTACGCGGTCGATGATGCCCCGGATGCTACGGGCGGATCGTCCATGCCCACGAAGTCTGCTACAGCGCTGCTGAAGGACAACGGCATTCGCATGTCGCCGGCAGTATTCAATAAGGCGCTTCAACAGGCCGGCTACCTGAAGGTGCTTCAGCGCAAGAACTCCAAACAGGAGGTGGTCGACTTTTGGTCGATCACCGAGAAGGGGCTGCGCTACGGCAAGAACCTGACCAGCCCTCAATCCCCTCGCGAAACGCAGCCGCATTGGTACGTGGATCGCTTCCTTGAGCTCGCCGGCCTCGTCGGCGTAGGGCGTAAGTAATGGCCGGAGACTGGATAAAAATGCGCGTAGATCTTCAGACCCATCCAAAAGTTTTCCGCATGGTGTCCGCATTGCGTGCGGACAGACTGCGGGTGATTGGCGGACTGCATGTCGCCTGGAGCATCTTCGACACTCATTCTGCTGACGGCGTGTTGCATGGCTACACCCCTGATGCCATGGATGCGGTGATCGGCTGGCCAGGTTTCACGCAGGCCATGATCGACGTTGAGTGGGCCGCCATCGATGAGGATGGAAGCCTTGTCATGCCTCGCTTTGACGAGCACAACGGGGCCAGCGCCAAGCGCCGAGCTAATGACAGCGAACGCAAGCGCGAGTCGCGTAAGGCGAATTCTGTCCGCAATTCGTCCGCAAGTGATGCGGACAAAACGCGGACCAGAGAAGAGAAGAGAAGAGAAGATAAAGAACAAGATCAAAAGACTTCGTCATCTGGCGATGACGCTGACCTGTTTGATCGTTTCTGGAAGCTGTTCCCGCGCAAAGTGGGCAAAGCCAACGCTGAGAAGGCTTGGGCGAAGCTCAAGGTTGACGCCGACCTGTTCGACCGTATGGCTACGTCGCTGGCAGCCTGGAGCGTGTCCGTCGACTGGACCAAGGACGGCGGCCAGTTCATCCCGCACCCGGCTACCTGGCTGAACGGCAAGCGCTGGGATGACGAACTGCCGCCTGCTGGCAACGTCCACCAGTTCCCGCCACGTCGTCAGGCCAACGGTCCGAATTTCAGCGACACGTCCTGGGCTGACGATTTGGGTGACCTATGAGCGCTCAACCGAAACTGCGCAGTGTCACGCAGATCATGGCCACGGCCCGCAACCTGCCCGGCGAGGTCCAGGCCCCGGCAAAGCAACTGGACCCCGGCACCACCGAAGTGGTCAACGCCCTGTTCAAGGAGCTGCAAGCCATCTTCCCGGCGTGGAAGCAGGCCTGGCCGGATGACGAAGCCTTGAAGGCCGCCAAGCGCAGCTGGATCAAGTCCTTCGTCGCCGCGGGCATCAACACGCTCGAGCAGATCCGCTTCGGCATCCAGAAGTGCCGGGTGCTGGGTACCGACTTCGCCCCGAGCAGTGGCAAGTTCATCAAGCTGTGCCAGCCGGCCCCGGAGGAGATGGGCATTCCGCCGCTTGCGCGGGCCCTGGCAGAAGCACTGGAGAACTTCCACCCCAGCAGGGCAGGGTCACGCGTTTGGACGCACGCAGCGGTGCGCCACGCGGCCCTGCAATGCGAGGCGCAGAACCTGGGCCAGATGGAGCCGGAGCGGGCCGAGAAGGTGTTCGCCCGGGCCTACGACATCACCATTCGCATGCTGGTCGACGGCGAGCCCCTGGGTGATATCGCCACCGGCATCGGCCACGACAGCCAGAAGAGCGCCGCCCAGCTGGCCGACGAGTACGCCAGCCAACGCCAGGCTCGGTTGCTCGAAGTCCAGCAAATTCCCAGTGGTGCTGCCGCGTGCCGTGCACACCTGCTGGCCAAGTTGAACATCAAGCGCGCCGGGCAGCCGGCCGGGGAGGGGGTGTGATGCGCAAGTTCAAACCTCGCGGCATCAAGCCGTGGATGATCCGCCACCCATGGCTGGCCCGAATCTACCTACTGGCTCTGCTGCCATTCATGCCGATCATTTTCTCCGTCGCGATCCTTTGGCAGAACCGTCGCGATTTCCGAGAGATTCGCGAAGCGGTCTCGGCCATTTTCCTGCCTTGGGAGAAGCACTGATGGACACCAACAAGATGACCGCATCCAAGGCACGCGATATCGCCCGCGCCAAAGACCCTGCGTTCGCCGTGGACACCATCCTGGCCGGCATCGTCAAAGAAGCCGAGCAAGGCAGGTACACCTACAGCGAGCGGGAATATGGCTTTGGCAGTGGAGCTTGCTACTCAAACCAGAAGGGCTGGCCGGAACTGTGCAAGGCGATCATCAAGGAGCTTACTGCCCTTGGGTATAGCTGCCAGGTTCGATGCTACGAAGGCCAATTCGTGGATATGTGGCTTGAGGTTCGCTGGGATGAGGTGAAGCCATGACCGACATCAACCGTATGCGCGAGCAGTTCGAAGCTGCCGCGAAGGAGCAAGGCCTGTCACTTACTCGCACCCAGCAGGCGCTGCGCTTCGCCAACGGGCATAGCCGTGTTGCGGGTGACTACGTGGCGCTCGAGACGTTGTGCGCATGGTGGGCCTGGCAGGCATCCCGCTCAACCATTGAGGTGAAGCTGCCCGCTCAACGCCGTATTCGCCACATGCCCATGCCAGACGAAAACGGCAGCTACAACGAGGCACTTGAAAACTGCCGCGATGCCATCGAGGCCCAGGGCCTGAAGGTGGCGCCATGAGGAACATCAAGACGCGCGAAGGCTTCGAGTTCTGGGATCGGCTCAACGCTATCCCGCGCTTCAGCTTCCTGCTTGCGCCCTCTGGCACTCGAATCCAGAAGTTCGAGGACATCAGCGGCAACTGGATCGACGTGCACGAGGCGCAGAAGGTGATGGACGCCGCGCAGGACGAGATCAACGAGCTGCGCGAGCGCTTGGAGCGGCTTCAGCCGAAGGCGGTGGCGTCATGACCATGAATAATTTCGCTCAACTCGTTGGCTACGCAGTCATGGGCGCCGGCGGCGCGATGCTGGCCATGTACGCGCTGTACCTGGCCTGGGCGATGTTTTGCGGAACTGCCAGCGGCTTCATCAGGGCGGCCAGGGTTATCAGGGCGGCATGCAAGGGGGTGAAGCGTGGCTGAAGCAATCGCAAAACCTCGCCACTTCTGGTCCTCGGGCCCGAGTCGTGTCCGTGACGTGTGTCGGCTGGCCTACCTGTTCGCCACCGAACTTGCCGTGGCTGGGGCCATCGAGATCATCGTCCGGCCGGTCAAGTCCCGCCGAACCCTGGAGCAGAACGCGAAGCTCTGGGCCATGTTGGCCGATATTGCCCGCCAGGTTGAATGGCCGGTGAACGGCGTCATGCAGAAGCTCGATAGCGAGGACTGGAAGGCGCTGATGACTGCTGCTGCCCGGCAGGAGGTGCGCATGGCCTCCGGCATCAACGGCGGCGTCGTGATGCTGGGCGTCAGCACCCGGCGCATGTCCGTAGCTGAACTGGGCGATGTCATCGAGTGCATGTACGTGTTCGGCTCCGAACGCGGCGTGCGCTGGAGCGAGCCCAAAGGGCAGATGCCTGAGCAGTGGGAGGCAGCGGCATGATCTGGATCATCGCTCTGATATTGGCGCTCACCGGTGAGCCTTTCGCCTCAGTCATCGCCTGCATGATCGGCCTGCTAATGGGGGGCAAGTGATGCTCGCCAAGGAGATCAAGCCGAAGAAGTGCAAGGCGCCTGGCTGCGGCAAGCCCTTCAAGCCGACCATGACCACGCAGAAGGTGTGCAGCATCGCCTGCGCCAAGGCCATGGCCAAAGACCCGAAGCTACAGAAGATCGCGGCCAAGGCCATCACCAAGCAAAAGCGCGAGGACCTGCAGGAGCGCCGGGAGAAGTTGAAGACCCGACGCGAGCACATGGCCGAAGCGCAGACGGCGTTCAATGCGTACATCCGAGAGCGTGACGCTGGCCTGCCGTGCATCAGCTGCGACTCACTGCCGAGCGACCACGACCTCATCACCGGAAGCCGCTGGGACGCCGGCCATTACCGGTCGGTGGGCGCCTGCCCCGAGCTGCGCTTCGAGCCGCTGAACGTCCACCGGCAGTGCGTGAAGTGCAACCGGAACCTGTCGGGGAACGCGGTCGAGTACCGCATCCGTCTGGTGAAGCGCATCGGCGCCGAAGCCGTGGAGTTCCTCGAAGGGCCTCATAAGCCCCAGCGCCTGACCATCGAAGACCTGCAGGCCATCAAGGCCCTGTACAGACAAAAACTCAAAGACCTGAGGAGGGCGGCAGCATGACGCCGGCATGGGGATTCCTGATTTTGGCCACCCTCATGGTGGTGGGTGGTGTGGCGCTGTCGTGGGCGGGCGCGGTTCGACGCAAGCGATGCTACGAAGAATTCATTTTGAGCGAGGCCAAGCGGGCAGGGGGTGGGCAATGATCTATCGGGACGTGATTTCCGCAGTAATTCGAGCGCTGGCGTCTGAGACGATCAACAGCGCAGGTGGCTGTGACTACACCCCCAAGGTGCAGTCCAGCAAGCTCAAAGGCGAGATCGTCGGCAAGGATGCAGCATTCCTCACTGACTGCTGGGTGTTCGGGAGGCTGCATTCCTGCCTGGAACAAAAGCATTGGCTGGCCCTGAATGCGCGCTACTCGACGCATATGGCTTCCAAGGTTGGCGCCATAGGCCGAATCGTTGCGCACGTAACCTCGCCGGCACCCAGGCTGTTCCTCACCAAGGCGGTGACCGCCTGGGCCTACCCGCAGCTTGGGGGCGCTGAGCGACCGGTCTCTCAAAAGGTGACGATTGAGGTTGACGACGATGCCCCTGCTTGGCGAAAGGCCGCCGTTGCGAAAGCCCAGCAGGTCATCAACACAAAGCTGAAGCAGCGCCAGGAAGCGCCGTGCGAAGGGGTGATCATTCTGCCCGCGCACAACTACGACATGAACACCTGGGATCTCGATGGGAATCCAGAGCGCACCCGCCGAGACTGGCGCCGCAAAATCTTCAAGGGGCTGGACAAGATGGTGGATGAAGCGCTGGTGGAGGCAGGCGAGATCCTGGGCAGCGAGGGGGTTTTGTTCGATGATCAAGATGCTGCATAAAGCCTATTGACATCACATGCCGCTTCGCCGAATATTCACCCATCCTGTCATTCCTGCGCTAGTTGAGGAGTGACCATCAAAGCCCGGCCATTGTGCTGGGCTTTTTTATTGCCCCCATGAGGGCCTCAAGAGTCCCGGCCGAGCGCCGGGATTTTCGTTTCCAGCAGGCGAAAGACTGATAGGCCAACCTGCTTCACCTGGAGAGCCAATCATGCTCAATCGCATGCGCTGCAAAATGATCTGCCACGAAGTGACCCCGAACGAGCACAGCCAGGACCAGCTCTGCACTGTCCAGTTCGGCGCCGTCTACTCCAGCGACCCCGCCACCGAGGATTCGATCTACGGGAAGTACACGCCATATGGCCACTTCCGCGCCGGGATCGTCACTGAGGTAGCCGAGAAGCTTGAGGTTGGCAAGGCCTACTACGTGGACATCTCCCCAGCTTCCTGACGCAACTGCAGCCAGGGCAGCCCTAACGGGAACGCCTGGACACTGCTAGCCGGTAGTGTGGTGTACGGAAAAACACCGGCAGCCCGCGCATCCATTCCCTCACTGTGCTGGTGGGTGGCGCGAGACTTGATCGGCGAGACTGGTGCAATGGGGTGCCAGCGCTGGGATGGTCTTCGGCGGACAGGTGGGGAAAGACCCACGCATGCAGATGTAGCTCAATCGGTTAGAGCGCCGTCCTTCCAAGTCGGAGGCTCAGGGTTCGAGTCCCTGTATCCGCTCCATATTCGTTAAGTGCTGCTCCGCACCTTTGCCCGGTCCCTCAATAGGGCCTCCCCACCGGGCCTTTTTTCTAGGAACCACTCATGGCCGAACCAGCAAGCACGACTGCCGGCGTCCTGCTGGTGAAGTACGGCGTGATCATTGGCGGCTTCGCAGGAGCGATCCTCTCGCTGACCTTCCTGCGCGGCCTCACCCGGGGCCAGGCGGTCGCTGCCTTCTTCACCGGGTTCACCTCGGCAGTTTTCTGCACCCCGTTGGCAATTAGTTTCTTCAAGCTTGAAGCCGGCGGAGAAACCCAATACGGCGTGGCCTTTCTGATAGGCCTTCTGGCAATGAACATCATCCCGGTGCTGAAGTCGCTCGTGGGGTCGTTCGGAGCCAAAGGAGCTACCTGATGAGCTCGACCCTGATTTCAACCCTGATCGGCGCCAATGCCTTTCTGAGCGTGCTGGTGGTGATCGCCGCGTGCGACTACCTACGCCGGATCAGGCCAATGGATGCGCCACTGCTGGCTGTCGCGTTCTACCTGGTGGCCATCGGCGCGTTCGGCGCGTTCGTCCTGGCCATGAACGGCCATGTGCCCACCCTGTACGGCGTGATCCTCAAGCTGGGCATCGTCCTGTACGCGGTCGCCCGGCGTGGCCATGTGTTCCAGCCGGGGTAGGGCGCCACAAATTCGAGATGCGCCGTTTCGTGGCGCGAGGGCAGGCCCATGGTTACGGTAACCGCACGAATCGCTTGCCGCCATAAGTGGTGGCTCAAGTACTACCTGGCCGGCGTCCTCGTCATGGCCAGGCTGACTGGCCGAGAGCCATGCCCCGAGCACTTCAGCTACTGGGTGGGGCGCGGCATCAAGATCGAGGTTCATCCTGAATGACCACCATCGCCTACAAGGACGGCGTGATCGCCTACGACTCCCGCGTCACCCGAGGCGACCTGATCACCGATGACGACTGTGACAAGTGCATTGAGCGCGACGGCGTGAAGTTCTTCATGTCGGGTGCCCTTTGTGACTATGACGCATTGGTCGGGGCCTACTTCGGTGCCGCGCCATCCGGGAAGGTCGACGCATCTGCAATCGTCGTGGATGCCGGAAAGCTGATGATGGTGGCGGTGGACGACGATACGGGCCTATGGAAGTCGCCAATCAAGCCTGATCGACCGTATGCCATCGGCAGCGGCACACCATACGCATTCGCTGCGATGGACATGGGCGCATCTGCCGAGAAGGCCGTCGAGATGGCTGCAAGGCGCGATACCAGCACTGGCGGCAGGGTTCGGACTATGACGATCCGCGCAACCGAGCATCAATAACCAGCCCAGCGAGGCACCCAAGTCTCAAGGAATTTCCTATGGCGCTGACAGCAAAACAGCAGCGCTTTGTCGACGAATACCTGATCGACCTGAACGCCACGCAAGCCGCTATCCGCGCAGGGTTCAGCGCAAAGACTGCCCGACAGGCCGGAAATCGCCTGTTGACAAATGTTGACATTCAGCAGGCCATTCAGGCTGGCATGGAGGCGCGCTCTGGCAGGGTGGCTATCACCCAGGACATGGTGCTGCGAGAGCTGGCCAAGATCGGCTTCAGTGACATCCGTAAGGTCGTCCGCTGGGGCGAGACGATGGTCCGCATGGTTGACGGCGAAGAAGAGTGCGCCGAAGACATGGTGCCTTACCACGGCTTGGCTCTTATCGACTCATCAGAGATCGACGACGACACAGCCGGTGCGATTGCCGAAGTGTCTCAGGGCAAAGAAGGCTTGAAGGTCAAGCTGCACGACAAGAAGGGCGCTCTGGTTGATATCGGTCGTCACCTTGGGATGTTCAATGCGCCCGGTCATGCCGAGCTTGACATTGAACTGAAGCGTATCGAGATCGAGAACAAGCGTCTTGCCAGCCAGAAGCTGCGCCGAGAGCTTGAGCCACCTAAAGAGGTTGAGGGCGAATTCGCCCAGGCCGAGTACACCTTGAGCCCTGACGAAGATGGCCCGACTACCCCGTACCTATGAGGCGCCGGTCAAGCTGACGCCGAAGCAGGCGAACATCTACGTCTGGGGCTTCCAGCGCAATGCGCGCTTCCGTGATGCGGTGTGCGGGCGTCGATTCGGCAAGACCTTCCTCGGCAAGGCAGAGATGCGCCGCGCGGCCCGGCTCGCTGCGGAGTGGGGCGTGAGCGTCGAGGATGAGATCTGGTACGCGGCTCCGACGCAGAAGCAGGCCCGCCGGGTGTTCTGGCGTCGACTGAAGCAGGCTATCCCGCGAGAGTGGCGGGACTGCAAACCGAACGAGTCGGACATGCTGATCACGCTCAAGAGCGGTCACCTGATTCGCTGTGTAGGTCTGGAGAACTACGACGACCTGCGCGGCTCCGGCCTGTTCTTCGTGCTGGTGGATGAATGGGCGGACTGCAAGTGGGCAGCGTGGGAAGAAGTCCTGCGGCCGATGCTGTCCACCTGCGAATACGTGGTGCCCGGTGTTGGCAAGTGCAAGGGCGGACATGCGCTGCGCATCGGCACCCCCAAAGGCTTCAATCACTGCTTCGACACCTACCGCGACGGCCAGACCGGTGGCGAGCCAGACCACAAGAGCTGGCTGTATACCTCGCTGCAGGGCGGCAACGTCCCGGCTGAGGAGCTGGATGCAGCGCGCCGCAAGATGGACCCGCGCACGTTCCGGCAAGAGTACGAGGCCAGCTTCGAGAACTACGCAGGTGTTGTCTACTACACCTTCAGCCGCAGCGAGAGCCGCACCAGCGAGCGCATCAAGCCAGGCGAGGCCCTGCACATCGGCATGGACTTCAACGTCATGAAGATGGCTGCGGTCGTGTACGTGGTCCGGGACGGCCTGCCGCTGGCGCTGGATGAGTTCCACTCGGTGCGGGATACGCCCGAGATGATCGAGAAGATCAAGGTTCGCTTCTCCGGCCACAGCGTCTCTGTGTACCCCGACGCCAGCGGCCAGAACACAAGCAGCAAGAACGCCAGTGAATCGGACCTTTCCCTGCTCAAGAAGGCCGGCTTTACCGTGGTGGTCGACTCGCAGAACCCCGGGGTGAAAGATCGCATAAACGCGGTCAATTCCATGTTCCTGAACACCTACGGGGAGCGGCGCCTGAAGGTCAACATTGACCAGTGTCCGCAGCTTACCCAGTGCTTGGAGCGGCAGACCTACACCGACAAGGGTGAGCCGGACAAGGATCCCAAGAAGGGGCACGACCACATGAACGACGCCGCCGGCTACTTCATCGCCAAGCGGTTCCCGATCAAGACTCATTCCGCCGGCACCCGCCGCATCGGAGGTTTGGCGTAATGCCTGTTCAATCCACCAACCCAGACTACGACACTCACATCGAAGAGTGGCGGATGATGGACGACGCTTTGGAGGGCGAGGGCGCTATCAAGCGCAGTCCGCGCAACCTGCCCAAGCCCAGCGGCATGGTCGAGGCCGAGAAGCTCGACGGCCAAGGCAATGCGTACCTCTACCGTAACTACACCGACCGGGCCCAGTACGAACACTGGGTGCGCGATTCTCTGCGCTCGATGATGGGCTTGGTCTCCCGGCTGATCCCAGAGGTGAAGCTGCCCGCGGGCTTGAAGGGACTAGAGGACAACGCAACGGCAGATGGCTTCGGTCTGACTCAGCTGTTCCTGCGGATCGTGCGCCAGGCTATTTCCCATGGCCGGGTGCCGCTGGTGGTCAACATCGATGACGCGGGCCAGCCATACTTCGCCACCTATGCCGTGCGCAACGCCATCAACTGGGACACTGCCGACCAAGGTGGTCGCCAGGATCTGGTGCTATCCGTCTTCCGCGAGTTCAGGCGCAAGGAGCAGGACCGCTACAGCCACGAATGCGAGACGGTCTACCGCGAGTTCTACATGGACGGCGCGGTCTGCCGCACGGGCGTGCGCAACGAGGCCGGGGAACTGATCGAGGACGACCGCCCGCTGGGCACTGTCGACGGCAGCAACAACCTGGTGCGTGGTCTGGACTACATCCCGGTCATCTACTGCGGCTCGACCGACAACTCGCCGGACGTGGACGAGATCCCGCTGCTGACCATGGCCCGCGCCGCCCTGAAGTCGTACCAGCTCAGCGCCGACTACTTCACAGCTCTGCACCAGACCAGCCACCCGCAGCCGTGGGTGTCCGGCCTAGATGAGAGCGTGGAACTCAGCGTGACGGGGCCTTCAGCGGCCTGGGATCTCGGGCCAAACGGCCAATGCGGCTATCTGGAGTTCCAAGGCGCTGGCATCCAAGCCGTCCGCACCGCGATGGAAGACCAGAAGAACGCCGCCCTTGAGGCGGGCGCCAAGGTCATGGACGTGTCAGGCACCGAGTCGGGTGAAGCCCGCAAGACGCGCCAGAACGACCAGCACGCTACGTTGCACAGCATTGTCATCACCGCGGCGGCCGCCATCGAGCAGCCGCCATCAAGGCCGGCGCGCTGCCCGAGGCTGCCGAGGACATCATCCTCCGCGCCCGCGGCACCTTCAAACTGAGCGAAGACGGAGAGCCCATTGCCACCGACCGTGCCGGCGAAGTCGTGTACGGGAAGGACGGCAAGACCCCGCTGTCTCCCCTCGAATGGGCGGAATCGCTGCGCGAGACCGCTACCCACCTGTGGCCAAGGGCTCAGGGTGCCGGGCAGACCGGCGACAACGGTGGCAAGGCCACGAAGAAATGGGGCGAGTACACCGAGACCGAGCGTGCTGCGATGGCTCGTGACAACCCCGACGCTTTCAAAAAACTCCAAGCCACCCGAGGAACCTAACCCATGGCATCTACCCAACTGTCGGACATCTTCGTCGCCGACTACTACGGCACTCTGGAGCCGGTGAACTC